TACATTTAATGTAAATGCTTTGTCAAGCGCCAGCATTGATTATGGCGGGGTAGCGTTCAAAGGTACAAAACTGTACTCCACGAACGGTCGTGACAACAAAGTCTTTGAGTATAATAAAGTAAATTCTGTAGGTATGCCCAACATAGACACTACGCTTCTAAACGGCACTCGCTATGTGAGGATTTTATAATGAGTACTTTCAAATATCAGCCTTATGTATGTCCTGAGCTATCTGCATATGCGTGGCGTAATTCAGAATTAACTCGCACTGACATATTGGTTGCAATACCTGACCATCCACAGCGTGCGGCTCTTTTAACTTACCGTGCTGATCTAAGAGCATGGCCGTCCACTGGAGACTTCCCTAACACACGTCCAACTTTAGGTAGCTAATATGATTGTAGAAATCTCAGCAGTAGTTGGTGTACTCAAGACTCTGAACGCAGGAATAAAGACTGTGAAGGAGTCGGGGTCAAACTTGTCAGACCTTGCTGGTATTTTTACAAGTCTTACGGAAAGCAAGGTAGCCGTAGAAACGATTGAGGAGGCTTCTAAGCAGGGTGATCATGTACTGACACAGGAGGAAGCCTTAGAGCTTGCATGGGCTAAGAACGCCATTAGAGAGCGTGAGAAGGAACTCAAGAAGATAACCCCTAGAGAAGTGTGGCGTGACATGTTACACATACAACACAAGTCTCTAATGGAACACAAGCACAAGCTAGAGAAGCAACGTCTAGCTAAGTTACGCAAGCAGACTAAAGCAACAGAAGCAGTTAAAACAATCTTAGGGACAGTCTTACTAATCATTGTAGGAATTGGACTATATATCTTAATTACTGGAGGTCAGTAAAATGACTACAATTATTACAAAGAACTCAAGCACTGCAAATGCTGTACCTTCTGCTGGAGTTTTAACTCAAGGTGAGCTGGCTGTCAACGTCACAGACAAGAAACTTTATACTAAAAACTCTAGTGGTGTTGTTATTGAGATAGCACCTACTTCTGTTGCTACTGCTAATGCGCTGACAACTGCTAGGGCTATTTCTTTAAGTGGTGGTGTTACAGGAACAGTTAACTTTAACGGCTCTGCTCCTGTTGCTATTGTATCTACTGTTAACTTTGCTATTAACAACCCTACAGCATCTAATAATGTAACACTAGGTGCTAACGCTGGTGTGGCTCTAACGACTGGCGTTTCTAATACTTTTATTGGTTCACAAACGGGTAAGACTGTTACTACAGGCGTTAGCAATACAGCGTTAGGGAATGAGGCTCTTAGAGATGATGTATCAGGAACAGGTAACACAGCAATAGGTAAGAATGCTCTTAATAAATGTCTTGGTAACTTCAACACTGCTATTGGTTTTATTGCTGGCAACGCTGCAACAACGGCCTTTAGTAATACTTTTCTAGGTGACTCAGCAGGTGCTAACGTCACTACAGGACAAGGCAATGTTAATGTAGGTCAAAACTCCTTGGCTTCTGCTGCTACAGTTAGTAACGAAATTACATTAGGTAATGCCAATAGTGCTGCTTTACGTTGTAATGTACAGAGTATCTCTTCGTTGTCAGACGCTAGAGACAAGACTAACATTGTTGACACATCTTACGGTGTAGACTTTCTTAACACGCTACAGCCACGTCAGTTTACATGGGCTACTCGTGATGGTAGTTCTAAGGACGGTAAGGTAGAGCAGGGCTTTATTGCACAAGAGTTGCTAGAGGCTGCTGGAGCAGACAAGAACAAGCTTAACTTAGTCTATGAGTCTAACCCTGAGAAGCTAGAGGCTACGGCAGGTAATCTTATTCCTATCCTTGTGAAGGCCATACAAGAGCTTTCAGCGCGTGTAACAGAACTGGAGAATAACTAATGAGCCATCAAGACGCAACCCCAGCACAGCAGTATCTCTGGTGCTTATCCAGTGTAGACCTTATCAATGCTATTGTTGCTGATGACTCTAGCCACTACGAGCCTGCCGCTACTGTAGACCGTAACGTACAACATCTACAGATTATGATAGCCAAAGACTTCTGGACTACAGAGGACATGACACCTCTTAACGCTGCAATCACAGCAGGACTTAACTATGCTTGATACAGGTAAGGATGTTATTGACTTAGCTGCTGCCTCTACAGGTGTTCTTGCTTTAGCAGCTTGGCTTCCACCTACGGCCTCTATATTTACTATAGTGTGGCTAGGTATCCGTATATGGGAAACTGACACTGTAAAAAAACTATTCCACAGGTCTTGACTTTTAACCAAAAATAGTGTATAATATATGAGTATTTTAGCGAGTTTGATAGCTCCCGTGACACAGCTACTAGATAAAGTCATTGAGGACAAAGACGAAAAGAACGCAATAGCCTTTAAACTAGCGACTCTAGCGGAGTCACACGCTCAAGAACTTGCTAAGGGGCAGCTAGAGGTCAACAAGGTAGAAGCGGCACACAAGAATCTGTTTGTAGCTGGATGGAGACCTGCTGTCGGTTGGTCATGCTGCTTCGCTCTTGTGTACTCTACTATCCTATCTCCTATTCTAAGTATCTGGTTTACTGTTCCTCCTGTTGATAGCTCTTTGTTAACTACCGTCTTAATGGGTATGTTAGGCTTAGGCGCTATGCGTACAGTTGAGAAGTCTAAAGGCGTTCAAAGAGAGAAATAATATGGCTGATGCTTTTGCAAGTGATTTTGATGAAACAGATGTCTTTGACGACACTTCTCTTAGCCTAGCGCAAGACAGTTTTGCTGTCAGAGGCTCTGCTAGACCAACTGGGCTTACTTTAACAGAAGCAGGTTCTTTTGAGGATGCTGACACAGCGTTAGCAGGTTTAAGCGACTTTGTTAAACAACAACAAGGACAAGGTAGAGCTTTAGGTTTAGCGGCTACAGAATCTGGCGATTACAGTGGTATCAAAAATAAAGATATTAACAAACTTAGGAGAGACGATAAGAATGTTAAAGACTACTACACAGAGTCTGTAGACAACAACATTATTGACTTTGTTAATGATAACAATATTCCTTTGTATAAAGATGTTGACGGTCAGAGAGTTTACCTTAACACAGGAACAGTAGGTTCGTTAGCAGGTATAGCCAAAGAAGGCAGTGACGTTACTTATCAAACTTATGGCCCAGTAGGCACTTACTCTTCTATAGCTGTGCCTGACGGAGGTATGTTTGACTTTATTAATCCTTACCTTAGAATGGCTCTTGCTCATTTTACTGGTGGTGCGTCTGAAGCAATAATGTCAGCAACAGCAGGCCTAGCTGGAGAAACTTTACACACATCAGACTGGTTAAACTTAGCACAAGGAGCGTACCAGCTTTCTCAATTAAACAAACCAGTAACGCCTACAGGCACTGAAGGTCAACAAGGTAGAAGCGTAGATGAGATAATAGCGTCAGGAGATGCTGTTTCTTTAACAGGCGCTGAAACCGTTACAAGTGCTGTAGACACTACTTCTACTGTTGCTTCCCGATCAACAGCAATAGGAGATGCAGCAGTCAACGCTGCTTTTGACTCAGGCAAGTTAACTAAAAATCTTTCAACCGCTGCTGATCTTCAAACAGTTGCTGATGCAGCTATTAATAATTATAAAAACTCAGCATCTTACCTTATTGATCTTGCTAAAGATAATGCTGACCTGCTTAAAAATATTGGTGGTGTTGCTATTTCATCACTAGGAGGCGACGATGAGTTAGTTCCTTCAGGTCTTCTTACTGGAGGCTCTACAGTATCTCAAGATATAGAACTAGGAGACTTAGACAAAGAACCAATCATAAACGAGTTTGAGCCTAATCCTGATATAAAGCCTCCTACGCTACCAGAAGTAACTGAAACGCCTGAAACAACAGACACACCTGATAACGGCGGCGGTGGTAGTGGTGATACTGGCGGAGACACTGGCGGTGCTGGTGGTGCTGGAGATGTCGGTGGCGGAGATACTGGTGGCGGTGCTGATGCTGTTGGCAGCTCTGGCGATATTGCTGGTGGTAGTCAGTTTGACCCAGTAGCAGGTGATGGTAACGTAGACGCTGCTGGTAATCAAACAGGTGGTGGTACTTACAAAGGCGTTATTCTTGTTAATGCAGATGGCAACCAAACAAGGTGGGACGATAGAGAGATACTAGAAGACACTCTAGTTATTACTAGTTCAGACGATGCTGAGTGGGGCAAAAGTGGTACTTGGCAAGTACGTATTGGTGATCTAATTTATGATATAGACTGGAAGAACGGTACATATAGCTCTGATGTTCCTGAAGATTTCTATTTAACTGACCAAGAAATAGCAGATCAGATGTCTACTGATTCTGGCTCTACTCCCTCAGAAACTGGTACTGGTGATGATACAGACTCTGGAGACGGAGACGAGGACGACGACAAACAAGTAATTGACATTCTTATCAATACTACTGACGGAGGCGGTGGTATAGACACTAACACCACTGGAGGTGGAGGAGACACTGATACCACTGGAGGTGGAGGAGACACTGATACCACTGGAGGTGGAAGCGATACAGGCACTGGTGGCGGAGGTGCTACTGACACAGGAGGTGGTGGAGATACTGGAACTGGTGGCGGAGGCGACACTTCTGGCACTGGCGGTGGTGGAGATACCTCTGGTACTGGTGGCGGTGGAGATACAAGTGGTGGTGGTAGCGGTGATACTGGCACTGGCGGTGGTGATGGAGACCTTGGTGACGGAGGAGATGGCGGTACAGGCGGAGGCGATAGTGGCGGTGAAGGCACAGGCTCTGGTTCTGGCACAGGCTCTGGCACTGGGAGCGGCTCAGGAGGCGGCTCAGGAGGCGGCAGCGGCGGTGGTTCTGGTATAGGGTACGGAGGAGGGTCACAAACTGAGTCTCTTTTTGCAGACTTCTTAAAGCTACAGAAGCCACAAGATACGCAAGAACTCTTGCAATATGCACAACAAGCTCCAGAGCAAGGCATGATGTCATCTAACGTACGTAACGACATTTTACTTGAATTTATACAAGCTAATCCCAATGCTGGAATGTTAGCAAACTTACAAAGGAATAGAAGATGACTTATCTAGAACTAGTCAATAAAGTATTAGTAAGACTTCGTGAGAATGAAGTTGCTACTGTTAACGAGAACGCATACTCTAAGCTCATAGGCGCTTACGTTAGTGACGCTAAGAGAGCAGTAGAGAACGCATGGGACTGGACAGGACTACGTAACACGCTAACAGTAGATACACAAGCTGATGTTTTTAACTATGTTCTTACAGACGCAGACAACACCATTAAAATTCTAGACGCTACTAACGATAGTCTAAACTCTTTCTTGAGTTACAAGACTTCACGTTGGTTTGATAGCGCCTTTTTAGACTTCACAAGCGTTCCTAAAGGCACTACAACCTTCTACAGCTTTAACGGTATTAACGGTGTTGACTTATATCCTATTCCTGACAAAGCGTACACACTGCGCTTTAACGTGGTTCTAAGGACTTCAGACTTTGTTAATGACGCTGACAGATTGGATGTACCTTTTAACCCTGTTGTTAGACTAGCATTAGCCTTAGCTGCTAGAGAAAGAGGAGAAACTGGAGGCACAAGCGCAGCAGAGTTGTTCGGACTTGCTGACTCTTCATTGGCAGATGCCATAGCTATGGACGCTGCTTTACATCCTGAAGAAACTATCTGGTACTCATAATGGC